TTTGTATTTGATTCTACATTTGTATTTGATTCTACATTTGCCGTTTCTGGTTTAATTGTTTCAAGCAGTTTTGCTGCAGCAGTAAATTTCAACAGATCCTCTACATTTGTATTTGATTCTACATTTGTATTTGATTCTACATTTGCCGTTTCTGGTTTAATTGTTTCAAGCAGTTTTGCTGCAGCAGTAAATTTCAACAGATCCTCTACATTTGTATTTGATTCTACATTTGCCGTTTCTGGTTTAATTGTTTCAAGCAGTTTTGCTGCAGCAGTAAATTTCAACAGATCCTCTACATTTGTATTTGATTCTACATTTGCCGTTTCTGGTTTAATTGCTTCAATCAGTTTTGCTGCAGCAGTAAATTTCACCAGATTCTCTAGATTCTCTAGATTCTTTATTTCTATTTCAGGCCTGACAAATAATTCAAATACTATCACGAATATCGCCCTATAACTTGTAAAATTAGTTTCGAATTTTTGTAATGTATTTCTATTTGCCTTTTTAATTTTTTTAATAATTTCTTTTTCGGCTGAATTCTCACTTGTAGATGGATTCTCTTTAATATCATCAATATCATCAATATCATCAATATCATTAATATCATTAATATTATACAAAGACGCTGTCAAATAATCTTTTCTTTTCGTTATATCTATTGCTGGAACCATCCTTTGGAAAAGTGCGTCTGTTAAAAGACTTTCAAATTTATTGTTATGTTCATGAATATATTCTATGAAATGTTTTAAATCACGGTCTAGTTCATCGTTTATATCATTATACTTATACGCATCCTTCTTACAATTAAAAACTTTATTATAATCATATAATTTTAAATTTTTTTCTTTATATTTTTTTAAAAAATCTTTAATTTTTTCTACTAGTTCATTTTTGTCATTGGTAGAATTTTCGCCTTCAATTATATTTACGATTACTTGAAATATATTATCAGTTGTTATATATTTTTTTTTATTTGCAATTTTGGATAACTCTTTGAAAAAATATAATTCTTTTGTTAGATATTCGTCGTTTAGATTTGTTTCTTTTGAAAATGTATCTAGTATATTTGTCAACATTGTTTCATCTTCGTATTCATCGTTTAATTTTTTCCTCTCAAAACAAGATTTGGGAACTTGTGGGCGAATGGGGATACGTTGTGGCACAGGTTTTACACTCCTAATACTACTACTTTTAGTGGGACTAATGTAACCAAGGTATTTAGGAGGTCTAGTATCCTGCGTTACCTTATTTACAATTCTATTTCCTCGTTTTCTATTTCCTCGTTTACCTTTATAACTCATAAATTACTTTTATAAATACCGGATATATTATTATATATTACCTTTTTTATTTAACTCTTATATTCTAATTTTATATTTAATGAATTGCTTTTAAAAACGTCTTTTTCCTTGAAAATATTTGCATGATCTTCGTCAATTATTTGATAAAAACCTTTATCAACGGTTGCTTCATCTATTTCTTCGTCTAAATATGTAACATTTGTAGTATCGCAACTATGTTCGTGCGTTAAAAATTCAATTACATTTCCTAATGAAAGAAAAAAATCATAAATATCTTCTTCTTTGGTCAGTGAGTTGACATATTCTAAATACTTCTTTTTTTCATTGCCTTTATGTCTTTGTGTATGATCCTCTAAATATTTAAAATAATCAGCATTCACCTCAAAATCCTGTGAACACACTTTACATGCATCTTCTCTTTTAATATTAAATGGTACATGTTGACATCTATATGAAAAATCAAATTCGACCGGTCCATTTGAAATGATTGTTCGTTCAATATCACTATCTATAGTATACATAAACCCTTTTTCACACCGTATATGACAAATATAGTCTAAATAATGATTCGGATCTTCTTTGTTATTCGGAAGCGTTTTATCCCTATAGTAGTTGTATAACCGTAATTCGACTATCCTTTTCGGTAATTTTTTAGGAGCTTTAGGAGGCACTGAAGATTTTGAAGCATTGACTATTTTTTTTTGTGGTGGTGGTGGTGGTTTGGGCACATTTTTTGGAGCGCTGAATATTTTTTTTTGTGGTGGTGGTGGTAATGTGGTGACATTTTTCGGCTTAACAAAGTTTGGAGCTTTTTTGGATATATTTGGTAATGATCCTGGTTTTTTTTTTTTGGTTATGCTTACCCTACGGTCAGGTAGGTCATATACATCTTTGCTACGCTCAATGTCAAGTGGAGATTTTCTGCTGCGCTTTTTACCGACGGAAGAATCGTCCATTGATACTATCACATTCATATGTTTACCTTTGTATCCCACATCTTTACGTTTTTTAGAATCACCCATTGATTTTTTAGGATGACGCGGTATTCTTACAAAAAGTGGTTCTCCGGATACTGATTTACCGGATTCATCGGAATAAACTGAAACGTCACTATCGCTAATATATTCGGATGCTATAGCGGGGCCCATTTCTTCTTGATAATCACTATAGCTTGCCTCGGTTATTGGGTTAGTATCTAATGTATCCGTATCAACATATATTTTATGTCTTTTTTTAGGAAGTAATCTATTTACGTTTTGACGTAATGTCTCAAATGAAGACTCTCGTTTTCTCTTCGTTCCTTTCGGACTTCCTCCTATTCTTCGGTTTACTCTTCGTTTTACTGTTTTGTTATGCATATATAAATACATAACAAATTATTAAATATATTTGTCTTAAAAATCAAAAACTAATGGTATTTCGGCCATACCCACTTGCACCATCATAGGATCTCTATCATGACGTGATATCCAAAAAGTATATTTTTCGTCTACAATTCGCATTCCTATACAAAATTCTACGCCTAAAGTTCTAAAGGTAAATGTCCTAGAATATTTCAATGGTCGATACGTTTCCTTTTCCAATAAAACCATAATATGATAATAATGTCTAGGTGCATATTCCTCACTCAAGTGGACTATACCCAACATTCCATCGGCCGTCTCGATAAATGGCGCGGAACCGCGCACCCTATGAAAAAGAGGGGCGCGAATCTCATATCGCTCAATTATTTCTAAAGTACTTGTACCATGAGCAATTCGACCAATTTCCATCGGCATCCATTTGTAAATAAATAATTCTTCGTCTAAACCAGTATCAACGTTCTTTCTCAAAATCGGAACCCAGTTTTTCTCACAATAGGTGTCTCCGGGAGGTTCAATAATTGCACAATTTCTATATTCATTTGTATATAAATCATAATCACCATTCATGATGCGAATGCGACCAGAAGGAGAATAACCCAGAGTGCTGGCTACAAATTTCACTTGTCCGTTCACACTATATAGACGGAGGTCTTCAATTCCTTGTGAATATGCTTTTGGATGATTTTCTAATCCAATGTTTTCTCTCATCTCATAATAATTTATGGGAAGCAATGTGCTAGGATCCAATTCCGACAATATGTTTTTATTTTCAATAATACGTTCACTGTTATGAAACAAATAACAAGCATTAGGATACAACCAATAGTTCACATATCGCGTATTTAACCAATCTTTACCATCATGAAATAGATAGGATGCTGAAGTGGGGTAATAATTATATATTTCCGGATATTCATATTCTTGAAACGTGGCTTTTCCGCCATCTAATAAAGATAGACTATAATAATCCGCCGTAAATTGGACCATACTATCATTATGATCGGCTAAAAACCATAATGGTGCCCAATCGTGTTTTGCCTCTAGCCACGCCCAGAAATTGACTTCCCATACTAATTTTCGACTCTCTAACAAAAATTGGACTAGATGCTCGCGATAATACCGGTTAAATTCTAAAATCGATCCGGCATCGCCCAAAAAGAATCCTCCGCAAAAACGCCAATGAATGCATTCATATGCGCGTCCGACATCGTCGGCTGGTAATTTCCCCCAACAACCGGGTATAATCAAACATTTCTTCATGAAATGGCGCCGCGATAAAACGCGTAAATAATTCTGTGTTTTCTCGGTTTCCTTGAAAATGTAGGCAATATTAAAATCGATCCACGAAAAATGGGTAGAATTCCATGGATTTTCATCGACAACTATTTTCATTAATTCGACTTTTGAATGCATTAATGTAATATATTCAGCCGTATCTTTGTTTTCATTGCGGTTACTAGGTAGACTCAAGTATCCGGGCTCCATATCCATAATTTCGTGGTAGGTAATCATGGATCTAAAATCGATTTTTTTCAATATAACATTCGGAAAATCTTTCGTCATTTCACTCATAAACCCTTCGTATTCTGGACTAATAAAAATGACGTAATTCATCTCGGCGAGTAAAATCTTTCGAAAATGCTGCGTCCTCCATTCAATATTACGGTTATCGAAATCTACGTTGTAAACATTTAAATAACACGTTACAAATGTAAGTGAAGAATCAGGATTCGGATTTGTCATAAATATATATACTAATGTCCATTTTTTATATATTTTAAACCATTTATTTTTATTTTTGTTCATCATAAATATCTTGAATTGTTTTCATGAAATTTACTCTATAATGAAATGCAATAGGTCTCTGTCTTTTGATAAACTCGACTGCTCTTTCAGGTGTGATGTTGTGTTGTCTTACTAAATAACATGCCACAACCGCACATGAACGTTGCATACCGGCATAGCAATGAACGAGAACCGGTTTTTTTTGCGCGATACTTTCATTCATTTTTTCGAATACATTCAATTCATGTAAGTAGTGGAACATTTTATCACTCTCCCCCGGATCATCATGCACCGGTATTTTGATACAATTTGTATCACGGACGCAATCAATTTCCTTCGCACAATTTACAATCAGTGAGAATTTGTCGGCATCTTTGAGAGATTCGATATTGCCAATATACAAATAGTCCATGATTTTATCATAATTATTAATATTGCGCATAGTTTCATAATAAGTCATATTTAGCTTCATAATTTCTATGATATGTATACTAAATATATTATATATTCTTATTTTACAAAATTGATTTGTTTTTTTGCTTTTTTGCAATTTGTATACCAATACCAAACAATAAAATGTCTGATATCCGCTATTATCGCCGCGCCCTCATATTTGACGTAGAAACTACCGGTCTAATTCCAAAAAACGACCCTGCAACAAAACTGCCACCCCCTCTAAATGCGTGTCCCTACATCATTCAAATGAGTTATATCGTTTACAATATGTATGACCACTGTATCGAGCGAACTTACAATGCCTATATAAATATACCGCAAGAGATAGAAATAATCCCCAAAATTACCGAATTGACTGGCATTACACGTGAAATGAGTAATGGCGGTATATCCATCATGGATGCAATGAATTCGTTTTATGAGGCCTATTCGAATTGTGAATGCGTCATTGCTCACAATCTAAATTTTGATAGTAAAATGATGTTAATTGAAGTCGAACGCAATCGCGAAATTTTGCTAGAAAAAAATCCTAAATTGGGCGAAATGTTTCAAAATAAAGTGACGGTCAACTCGCCCGAAAAGTTTTGCACCATGATGAGTAGTATTGAAAGTTGCGGCATAATGGTAACTACCGTAGACAAATCAAACAATTCATATAAATACAAAAAATTCCCCAAATTATCTGAAACATATGAACATTTATTTAGATATGTTCCAGTAAACCTACATAATTCGATGATGGATTGTTTGGTCTGCTTACGATGCTATCTAAAGATTCGCCATGGCGTCGAAGTGCATGAATCCAAATTCAAGTTTTGGACAGAAAAGTATTTAGACAATCCTTAAAAAAAATCTATAGATATCCTATATTGGAATGGGATACGATAGCGTAAGATCGAGATCCGCCCCAAGAAGAATGAGTAAAAAACTAAATACAAAAACAAGAAAAACAAATTCTGCACCAGCAATACTTCAAAAAAAACGATCGAAAAGAAACACCGCGATGAAAGTAAAAACGAGTGTTAAAAAAAATTTAGAAAAAGATGTAATGAAAATTTTTGAAAATAATGTATTTTTTATTGCTTACATGAATCACGTATTGTTTTATAATAATAAATATTTTGATGAAGATTTAACAGATGAACAAGTGAACCATGTAAAAGAGTTTTTCAAATCTAGAAGTGATATGGAGATAGCACCAATCCTACCAATCATATCAGTGATATATAATAAATATTATTCAAATGGTAAAAGTGCCTACGAAATAAAACGTTTATTTAAAATATTTGAAATGGATAATGCATTAGACAATTTTATGACATTTATTTTGAAACCAAATCGCAATATAATAGAAATGGATGGTGGAATACCACCAAGAATTAGAGCCATGCTTTGGATATTGTTATACACCTTTATATTACTATTATTAACATATGTGGTGAATATATCAAAGAATTCTACGGTGAAAGATTTATTAGAAAGTAGTAATTATATAAAAAATATATATAAAAATAGTCAACAATGTGATATAAGTGCTTCCCCCAATAATAATCACGAATTATTAAAAAGAACAATTAATCATTTGGGTTTAAATAGCAACGATCTTGGTATTTTCCAAAATTTTTTGAAATCTATAGATTGTTTTAATGAAAGAAACTTTGAAGAAGCAGTAATTGATGAATTATTCGAATTAGAAAATTTTGAACCAGTAAGTGAAAGTAATCAACTTTTACCAATGAATAATATGGCGGTAGTTACGAAGAACAGCCAAAACGAGGTAGTTCCAATGAGTACCGACAGTACTGCATTAGTTCCAGCTAACTATAAATTTGATAAAATTGTTGAAACTCAAATTATAACATATGTAAGAAATGGCATTACGGATCCTGCAAAAATAGAAAAATTATTAAAGGAAATAAATGAGACTCCAGAGAAACCTGCTAGCGAAAAAACATATTATGAATTAATATGTGATACAGTAAGTAAAAATGTAAATCAAGAAAGTATTGCCGCCGCTTTAACTGGAAATACTAATTATTTTATGAAACAATTTGACAACACTGTTGATATGATACAGGATACCATTGCAAAATATCATATTGCATCGATCAAAGCCAAGCGAATGACCGAGAAAGTGATGATAAAAACTGCTAGAGGAACCCGTTCTATTATATATTTGGTAATGATGTTAATAACATGGTATGGATATGCAACATTTTGTGTTACTAAAATTATGGTAAATATGAATAAAATGAGAAATTTGGCAATTGAAAATGGACCAACTCGTCGAGCGATTCAAAATTCGCAAAATCTAGAAATTGAAAATTAGATAAGTGCAAACCGATAACGATATTCCATATACACTTTAAGTGTTCAACGTTATATACACTGCACCCACCATTGGTAAAACAGCAAGCATTACAGCAAAAACATATGGCGAATTTTTAGCGATGAAATGTGCTATCATTTTTGAAGGCAGATTTTCTTCTAAAGTGAAATGTTTTCCCTCGTTCCCGCATTTATCTTCTTGCTTTCTACAGTAATCTGCGAAATCGTAATGGATTTCATCGGTGACAATGTCTTTCGTTCCGTATTTTTCACATTTGTTTAACGTTGATGTGAAGTCGTTATACGTGCTTGGTTTGTAATACATACAATTTCGGCAAGCCGGAATATTGATATTCTTTATTATTTTTTCACAGCGAATCAAAGGAAGTGCGAGTATCCAAGAGAATTTCATTTGTAAATATATGTGCCATAAAGTATTTAGATTGTTTTGCAAAATAATCTAAATAGTAGGGTTATTACATGTAAATATGTATACAAATGAAAATTCGTTAAGCCGAACACATCTCACAGATTTCGTCTTCTTCCATTGTCCCGCTATTTTCTTTCTTTTCGGGTTCAATGGTAAACTGCTGGGCTTGGTGGCGTCCCCGGCGTCTCAAATAATAAATTCCGGTTTTTAATCCTTTCGACCATGAATAAAAATGCATCGACGTCAAATTTGAATAATTGGGATCTTCTAACCACAAGTTCAAACTTTGGCTTTGGCATATATATGCGCCCCTGTCCGCCGCCATATCTATCAAATTACGCATCGGAATCTCCCATACTGTTTTGTATTTTTCTTTAATTTCCGGTGGTATCATTTCCAATTGTTGAATACTACCATGATTCGCAATAATATTGTTCTTGATTTTTTCGTTCCATAAATCAAGTGCAATCAAATCGTTCATCAAATATTTGTTCGCCAATATGAATTCGCCCGCAATTGTTCTACGACTATATATATTACTGGTAATTGGTTCAATACATTCATTAAATCCCAATATTTGGGAAGTGGACGCGGTAGGCATAGGTGCCAATAATAATGAATTACGTAGACCGTGTTCTTTGATTTCATTTTTAAGATTTGTCCAATCATACCGGGTCGTGCATGGTTCAACATTCCAAAGATCAAATTGTAGTTCACCGTGGCTAGCGGGTGAACCATCAAACGTTTCGTATTTCCCCTCGATTTTGGCAATATTACATGATTCGGTCAATGCACCGTGATAAATGGTTTCGAAAATCATCTTGTTCATCATTTTGGCCTCGTCCCCGGAGAAGGGTAGATTCATCATCATAAAAACATCGGCCAAACCTTGAACACCAATACCAATAGGTCTATGACGTTTATTACTTCTTTCGGTTTTTTGAGTTGGATAATAATTCACGTCGATGATTTTGTTCAAATTATAGGTAACAATTTGCGATACATCGTGTAATTTTTCGTAATTGAATGTAGGTGGATTGGTCGTTCTATCTACAAAAGTTGGTAGACCAATACTGGCCAAATTACATACCGCGGTCTCATTCTCGTCAGAGTATTCCAAAATTTCGGTGCATAAATTACTGCTCTTTATGGTGCCAACATTTTTTTGGTTGGACTTTTTATTGCACGCGTCTTTATACAATAAATAAGGTGTGCCGGTTTCCATTTGCGCATCTAATATTTGAAACCATAATTCACGTGCTTTTACCGTTTTCTTTCCTTTTCCACCCGCTTCATATTTAGTATACAGATTTACGAAATCATCGCCGTATACATCTGCTAGACCGGGGCATTCATCCGGACACATAAGAGTCCATGTGCCATCTGCCTTTATCCGTTCCATAAATAAATCAGGCACCCATAATGCATAAAATAGATCGCGGGCCTTCAATTCTTCGTCACCATGATTTTTGCGCATCTGTAAAAATAATTCTATATCCGCGTGCCATGGCTCCAAATAGATTGCGAATGAGCCATTTCGTTTTCCACCGCCATTGTGCACTAACCCGCCATTCAATAAATAATTATGTTGGTCTGTCATCTGCAAATCATATACTGAACCGTTATAGTGGCGTTCCATTACCCGCTGAACTTGAACAATCAAGAAATTTTTATATCGTATGCTATTTTCAATATTACCTAACCTTAATTTCAAGAAAAATACATAATGTATGATTGACTCGTTATATATATTTACTTTTTCAAAACCCGCTAATATTTTTTCTGTTTTGTTTGTAGGTAAAAATAACCAACGTTGTCCAATGGCAAAACAATCTGTATTTGATGAATAATAAAAATCACTATGACGAAATGGAAGGTTTACAGTTTTTTCCCAGATAATAACATTGTAATATTCCTGTATTTTTATTTCATATGGAATGTTCATATAGCTTAAAAAATCAGCCAATTCCTCTATTTTGGCGGGTATTTGCATAACATACATATTATTAGGGTCAGTGCGGACATTACTTTTATTTTCATTGTATAATATTAAACCGGCTAATATAATTCCGTAAAAATAACATATTTCTTCAGTCAATGACGCAAAATCTAATTGATATTGGGGTATAGAATATACAATTCCATCATTGGGTGTCACATCTTTTGCATCGGTCCATTCGAATTTTGTTAGGCCAAGGTCCAAATCGTTTTGTATTTCATTTTCATCTTTATTCGCGCAATTTTGTAATACATATATCGGATGTTCAGGTGTAATTGATAATGGATTCGATAGATGTTCGAACAACGTAACTTCGACTATATTACCTGACCAAGCATGTTCCAATACATTATCGATCGTTTCGAGATTACCAGTTCTATTAAATATTTCAGTAACGCCAGATATACATTTTGATATGTGCATTGGTCCCTGTTTTGTATATATAATTGTAGTTGGTAATACACATTGATCTACATATTTCGCCGTATTGTTAAATACCTTTAACATTGGGACTATTCCATTCGATGAACCATTTGTTCCGCGAATGTGACTACCCGATGCACGAACATTATGTATATGCAGCCCTATTCCACCTGCCCATTTGGAAATAAGTGCGCAATCTTTTAGCGTATTGTATATACCCTCAATACTATCATTCTCCATAGATAATAAGAAGCAGGAACTCAATTGGGGGTGAGGCGTGCCAGCATTGAAAAGAGTCGGCGTAGCGTGTGTAAAGTATTTTTGGGACATGTATTCATATGTTGTTCGGATTTTTTCCATATTATCACCATGTATTCCAATTGAAACGCGCAACCACATATGTTGTGGGCGCTCAACGGTGACTTTGTTAACTTGCATCAAATATGCGCGTTCAAGTGTTTTAAAACCAAAATAGTCGATTAAATAATCGCGCTCATAATCCAATATATTTTCCCATTCATCTTTATATTTTTGAACAACATCAAATAAATCAGCCGATAAAAGAGGTGATGATTTTCCATGTGTATCTTTATATTCATATAATTCCGTCATTACGTCTACAAATGAACTCGATGTGTTTTTATGATGATTTGATATAGTAATGCGTCCAGCCAATACATTGTAATCAGGATGGGTCGATGCTAATGACGCGCATTGTTGTGCACTTAATTCGTCTATTTTTGTAGTAGAAATCCCGCTATATAATTGATCAATGACTTTCATCGCTAAAGATGTATAGTTAATTTTAATACCGACTTCTGTTCCAATTGTTCGAATTCTACGTAAAATTTTATCAAATGCAACGACTTCCATTTCACCGTCCCGTTTTTTGACAAACATTTCATCATCAAACTCGTTGGAAAAGGATTTCGTATTTTCTATATTTTCCATTAAAAAGATGTTATACATATATACAAGATTATTGTTTATATCATTTTTATATATGTCATTAAATTTTATTATCATCTGTATCAATGACTGCATCTACGGGTTCATGATCTAATTTGATGAGACATATTCGGCCACCCGATGGCATATTTGTTATTATTTTTCCGTCTTCACTATTTTCAACGATTATTTCGGATCGAGTCCTTTTTTTACTCGCACGATGTTCATATCCACTTTCTCGTTCTTTTTCAATAGTGTTCCATGCCTGTTGAATTTTTGGAACAGCTGCAGAAAACCATGGGCGATTGCGTTTTACTAATATACAAGAATATTCATCCAAATACCAATATATTACTTTATATAATGCATGTGTCGATTTCAATTCGCTCTTTTTATTTTTTGTCCATTCGTCGATTTCGTTTTTGTCAATGACCATATCAAGGGGCATATAAACATAGTGTGGTGAACTATCAATAAAATTGTTTTTAATAAAATGTAGAATTATACCGCGAACCGTATCTTTTTCTACTTCTTCGGGAACCGCAAGGCAATCCATACCATGAGGATCGGGACCATCAATGATGTTTTCTAAAGATAATTTGGCATCTACATCACTAACCGTATCTATTTTTTCCACGACTATATTTTTTGTTCGAATATCTGCATAAAACATTCCTTCATTTTCATATTCTTTGAATCGAGTTTCTAAAAAATCACATTCGTCCAAATCACATGTTTCTAGTTGAAGTTGCATTTGGATCCAGTATTCTTCTTTTGGAATGCCAGTAATTTCGCGATTCACTATATTTTTTATTTCAAGCATACGACCATATCGTTCACTTGCTTCATCATTTATAATTCCGTCGGGGGATGCGCCGATACATTTATATTTGGGATGTTGAATACATCCAAATGAATCGACGGTCGTTCTATATAAGAATTCATACAACATAATACTGACTGGTTCATACTTTACACCCCAATGTAATGGAGAATCGGTATTTACATGTGATGTTCCACTGGTACTACTACCACCTCCCTCGAATGGTATACATTTTTCGTAAATGATACTATTATATTGTGCTTCACTTCCAAATACCTTCCATATATTACTCGCAGTAATCATATTATGTCTATATTCATACCACCCCGGTGACCGTTGTTCGGGCTGGTAGGCATTTTTTAATTCGGTCATTTTGTTTTTTATCATTTCAATGTTTGGCAATTCGTTTACCGATGATATCGCGCATTGACGGTGTGGTATATCATAATTTTCAAAGAAATCATTTGCGACTTCTTCAACAAATTCTTCTATCTCTTCATAAATTTCTCCCGTCTTTTCACAAATGTCCGCATCTGTCCATTGCTCATACAATACGTCTACGATTTGACGTAACATTTCATTATAGAAATCGGGCGAAGACATATGGATTATTTCATTGGAAACGTATTCGTCAATCAGCTCTGACACGGTGCATTGTAATTCATAAATTTCGTCACTATCAGGTTCTACAAATGATATCATTTTTATATTATATAATTATACACTATATATTTATATAATTTCAATTTTCTATACTAAATTTCTGGAAACTAAACTATTCTTCTTTCTTATCTTCTACGTTTTTTTCACTTATTCGTTTCGGGGTCAATGATTTCAGAGTAGATACCCGTTTTGCATCCATATTTTTCAAGGTAAAACTGTGATTTTCGGTATTAAAATGAAGAGCAGGAATACTTATTAATTCGCGCTTTTCCTTATCATATACTACGTCCTTCGTTTTTTGTAATTTCATCTTTTCTAAACAACTTACGAAAAATAGTTTTAATGCTTTAATTTCTTTTACTGGAAGACCATGTTCCTTTCCATATTTTTCTGCAAAGACATGCAGATTTTGTATTTTCACGGTTTTGTCTAATTTATTCCAAGGATCCCCCTTGTTCTTCTGTTTCTCTTTTTCCAATAACTCATCAATTGCATTATAGGTTAAATCATCAAATGATGATGTTTGGGGTATAATAGATTTATATTTGGCATTTGCTAATGTATTGTCGACACTTGAATTAGCTGCGGCAGCTTGCGGTTCGTTCGTTTTATTCGGGATATTAAACATAATTAATATGGTTTCTCTTTATGTTATATTGTAAAATATTGTTTATTATGTTTTCATAAATATATAAATGTCTTTTTTATGAATAGGCCAATGGTGAAATAAAATGAACAAAATACATTATTGAATACATATGTAAATATATGCCTATTATATCATTATGGAATCTACTACAAAAAAAATTATTTTACCAGGTACATCTACAAAAATATCGAATAAATCAGACGAAAAGGAAGATACAAAAAGTATTAAACCGACTAAAGAAAAATCGAAACGGGTAATAACTGAATCAAAAAATTGGTGTTTTCGGGAGGATGAACTCGAATTCGAGAATATATGCAAAATATTAGTAGAATTACAAAACAAAAGTATTTCTCCTACAAATATTCATGAATGTATATTGCAACAATTAAGTCAAAAAATGTCGGGGTATAGGGCGCAAGACATGCAAAAGGGTCTTTTTGAACCTGATAAATTTGTAGATTTAGAGAGAATTATTGAATTGTTAATAAAATGCAATTTAGAATGTTTTTATTGTAAAAACAAGGTCCAGATATTATACGAATATGTTCGCGAACCATTGCAATGGACTCTCGACCGGATCGATAATGATTATGGGCATAACAAAGACAATTTAGAAGTGGCATGTTTACAATGCAATGTTCGCCGTAAAACCATGTATGCCGACCGCTATGTTTTTACCAAACAATTGAAATTAATTAAAACGGATTGAAAATACAAAAAATAATAAACAACTTAAATATTTAGATTTTTGATAATATACATATGAATCATATCAACGTTATTTTCCCTTTAGCCGGAGACGGATCTCGGTTTAATTATGATTTTAAACCGTTTATCTTCGCAACGGATAAAACATTTATTGAGTTGGCAAAATCATCGTTTGATATTTTGAATGATAAATGCAATATTACATATATATTCACTTTTCGTAAAGATCATCAACAACAATACAATGTGGAAAAACGAATCGCCGATATGTTTCCCAAAGATAATATCAAATGTTGTATATTGGAAAAACGGACAGAGGGTCCTCTCGAAACGGTTAAAAAAACCATCGAAGAATTAAAATTGACCGGTAAATCATTTGTATGTGATTGCGACCATATGATCAATATAAGTCCTATGATTTCGTATATTGATTCGGAATCGGGAGAATTTGATATACTTATACCTACATGGCCCGTTTATGAAAGTGAATATTCTATCTGGGGGAAAATCAAGTTCGACGAAAATAATAATATTGTCGATTTCTATGAAAAGGAGAAGGTTCCTTTTTCGGAAAATTGCACAATAAAAGGATTAGTCGGCTGTTATTTATTCAAGGAGATAGAGGTTTTATTAAAATACGAAAACAATAGAAATATATCGGAATTATTACAAACAATAAAGGGATCTAAAGACAAAAATCTGAAATATTGCGATATTGAAGAAGCCGCGTTTTTTGGAGATCTGACGCGTTTATATAAATTTCGCGAATCTAGAGCAAAATCATGCACTCTATTCGTAGATATAGATGGAACACTCGTTGAACAAAGTAATGATTACAATAAAAATCTAGACAAAACGAATATAGTTTTACCCGGAACCCTTGAAAAAATGAAGGCGTGGAAAAAAGATGGTCATAAAATTATTATTACTACGGGTAGACAAATCGACGAAAATGAATTGGCGGCTTCTTTGTTAGAAAAGGGTATACTTTTTGATAAAATTTTAACACGTCTACCCACCGGTCCCAGATGTGTAATTAATGATAAAAAACCATATAATCCGTTGATCAAAATGGCGCAATCGTATGATTTGATGCGTAATGAGGGTATCCATACAATCAATATTGGAAATCCTCCTGAAATCGTTGCTCTTTTGAAAGGTATGTCTTTCTCTCAAACGTATTTAATAAAAACGGACGGATCATATCTTGTTCGAAAGTATATATACAAGTCAAAAGAAAATTATATTCATTATGAGACATTAAAAAGACAATATGAAGATTTGAAACGTTTCCAATATTATTTACCACACATTGTTCCTGCAATAAAATACGTCGAAGATAATGTAAATGAATATTTTTTCGACATGGAATATTTAGAAAAGTATGAGAAATTGTCATGTTTTGATTCTACTACTCAAAATATTGTGTTAAATCGATTAATTCGTGAGATGAAGGAAAACATATATTGTTATCGCAAATCTGTCGACGGAAAAACATTATTGGAAAATTATGTACGGGTGAAAATTGATTCGAAATTGTCCATATTGGCAGGGTATGGAGATGCATACCATTCATTAATACATGATAACGAGATCAAAATTAACGGGTTACCGTTTAAAGGTATCATTCCAATTTTGAAAAAACTTGATATGTCAAACTATTATTCCGACTACGTTTCACCAATTCACGGAGATTTAACCCTGGAAAATATAATGTATAATAGTGAAACAGATGACGTAAAATTAATAGATATGGCCGGTTCAAATTATGTCGATATGGTAGAGTTAGATATTTCAAAAATGTTGCAATCAATCATTGCAAAGTATGAAAAGTGGGAAGAAATCGGTAATTTATTGGCAGTGACAATCGTAAACTCAAAGAGAGAATTTCACATAACCGATTCTTTATTCAATTTAAATGAAATCGACTATTACGAAATAATTAACCAGTTTTTTCATGAAGAAACCGTGGATTCTAATAAAAATTTCAAAAAATCATTATTTCATTTGGCTTTACATTTAATACGTAATTCGACATATATGTTTGTAAAAAACGAGTTATTTGCATTAAATTCTCTCGCTCTAGCAGTTGTTTATTTGAATTATGTTGAATTGTAAATATCTTGTTTACATATTATTTATGTTCAGATGCATATAAATAATATCTTTTTAATAGATATATATTTGATGGATTTGAGCAAAATCAAAATTTTTTACGACGGATGCAATATTCGCAAATATTACAACAACCCCAATGTAGTTGGATTTACCATGAATAGCACATATATTCGCGATTCGAAATTCCCCAGTTATAGAGAGTTTTATGATGAATATGCCGAAAATATTAATCATCGACCAATCTCGCTACAAATTACGAGCGATGATAATATTGAAGATGAGGCCATCTCTTTGGCATCATTTGATGAAAATGTATATGTAAAAATACCCGTAATAAATTCGAGCAACGAATCAAATTTAGAAGTTATACGCAGATTATTAGAAAAAAATATTAAGGTAAATATCACGTGTGTATTTACAAAAACACATATTGACTCTATATATGCAGAATTGAACGGACAAACTACCCCCTTTATAGTATCAGTATTTGCTGGAAGTATTGCCGATACCGGAGTCGAACCATATGATATAGTGAAACATGCAGTAGATACATTTGCCCTGGGGGCAAACGTGGAAATATTGTGGGCAGGTGTCAAGGAGATCATGGCGATAAAATATGCAATAGACTATAAATGCCATATTATTACCGTTCCGGACGCGGTTTTTGACAGATTTAGTAGAATTGGATTGAATTTAGAAGAAATGGCCTGTAATAAAGTAAAATCTTTCAATAAAGATGCAGAAAATATTAAAATTATTTAGTTTTTAGGTAATAAATAAAATAGACATATATTTCAGATGGCCGTAGTTAAAGAATTGTTTATTCCATTTATCATATTTTTCATATTATTCTTTTTGAATCGACAATTTCAATGTAGGTATAGTCATATATTCGAAAAAAGTATCGGATTGATATTGGTAATATGGTATACGCTTATAGATATTAAATATGGCATAGCGTTCGGTATCATGTATATGGTTTATTTGATGCGATGGAATCATAATTTTGTAATTGAAGGATTAGAGAATATAAAACATGATGTTGAATTTATAATCAATGCACCAAAAACCATCATTACTACTGATAAAAAATATACTGCAGTCATTATTGAACCACGAAACCACAAAGCGCTAGAGTTTGTATTAAATAATTTTATGGAAAATTTAAGCGATGATTGGGGATTCATTGTTTTTCATAGCAATACAAATAAAACTATGGTTGAAAATATAATAGATAAACCACTTGCGAAATATAAAAACAAAACAAAATTGATCAATTTGAATGTCGATAGTAAGGATTTTACTATTAAAGAATATTCCACGCTATTTTATCATGAAAACTTTTATAAATATATTCCCAGTGAAACGTTTTTAATTTTTCAAACGGACAGTATCATATTAAAAGAAAACAAAGACAAAATAAATGATTTTTTAGAATATGATTATGTTGGTGCACCATGGCCAGAAACGGTTAGATTATTGGGTAAAATGCAAGTAGGCAACGGAGGATTGTCATTACGAAGAAAAAGTAAAATGATAGAATTACTTAAATACAAAAGTATTGGAATTGATAATTCCCAAGAAAAGGCGTTTGGTAAATATATTGCAGAGGACCAATTTTTTAACGGCTATCTTGTGAAAAATGTAAATATATATAAACCATCATTTATTAAAGCAAAAGAATTTTCGGTTGAATGTGTTTATAATGAAAAACCATTTGGTATTCATAAAATATGGGCACATTTAAAGAAAACTGAATTAAATAAATTAAAACAAAAATATCCGGACATTAATACATTAATGAATTTACAAGGACAACATGGAACATATATATATTTAAATCCAAAAAATGAACAAAAATCAACATTAATTATTATTAGTTCCAAATCACCGAATCCATTCTTGTATAATTGCATAGATAATTTATATAAAATACAAATAAAGAACAACCCAAATTACAAAATATGCGTTATTGATAGCGATAGTGATGATTTCACAAATTATAATAAAATTAGAAAGGAATTTCCAGCGGTAGAATTGCATTTCATAAAAAATAAAAACTATGAAGTAGGAGCATGGAAATACGCTTATTCGAAATATCCAAAATATGATACATATTTTTGTATTCAAGACTCTAATATTGTAAATAGTTATCTAGATACAAGTATTGTAAACAATCAAAATGTATATACATATCATCATAATAGTGGATATAATTCACATCTAAATATAAAACAAATGGGTATGAATTTGTTAAATTATACGGGGCTGGATTACAGTTCTATAATAAATACAAATTTTACATTAGCTCAACATTTAATCATGGTAGTAGACAATTCTATTATGAAGGATTTATTAAATACGTTCAAAGAATTACCAATCGATAAAAACAGCGGCTGTTGCTACGAGAGGAATATTGGAATTTATTTTATTGTTAAAAAAATTAAAACTCACGATTTAAGTAGAAAAATAAAAAAAATATCCGGAGGAAGATCATAAAGTTAATTTGTCAATTTATTATTTATTTTTACAACAAAAACATAGAAAGACCCCCTTATTTATATTCATATCTATCAACCATGAATATAAACAATACAGATTATTTACCTGTCCATAAAAATATTCAAGACAAACTCGATTTTTTCCACAAAACCAATAAAATACCCCATATTATTATTCACGGATCTTCCGGCACCGGTAAAAAAACGATCATTCACAATTTCCTCCACAAAATATACAATGGTGATAAACAAAAGATCAAATCCAATGTCATGTTTGTAAACTGTGCTCACGGCAAAGGTATCAAATTTATAAGGGAAGAGCTCAAATTTTTCGCCAAAACGAATATTCAATCCAGTGCCGGTGTTCCATTCAAATCGATCGTCCTTTTTAACGCGGATTTTTTGACCATTGACGCACAATCGGCTCTTCGTCGATGCATCGAATTATTCAGTTATAATACCCGATTTTTCATCGTGGTAGAAAATAAACACCGATTATTGAACCCAATATTGTCGCGTTTTTGTGAAATATGTGTGCCGGAATATATCGATAGTGATGGCAATATGATCAATTTACACCAATATAATCTGAATAAAAAATTCCATTTGGAAGAATATGAACAAGAGAAATGTGCCTGGATAAATTCCAAAATGGTGGCATTACAAGAGATAACCGATCTAAACCACTCTAAATTATTAGAAATATCTACCGAAATGTATGAAAATGGATACTCGTGCATAGATCTAGTCAATTGGTTAAACTCCACAAATTCTGTAGCGTGGCCCGATTTAGAAAAAGCGACTATTCTCATGCATTATCAAACCCGCAAAAGCGAATTCCGTTGTGAGAAAATGTTACTCTTTCATTTATTAGATATAATGTTTTTTCGTTCAAATACCATTTAAAAAATAGAATAGTAATTTAAAAAATGGACGATTTTGTCATATCCAATTTACACGAATCTAGAAACGAATGGTGTAGTCGATTAGTAAGCATTTTTTCACCTTTAGTTATTGAAGGAATACGTTCGATGTTTAACGAGTCGTGGAAAATGTGTATAGACAACAATGAACCGGATAAATATTTAATGACCTTTCAGAATCTACTCTCCCGTATTCCTAAATGGAATTCCGTTATTGTGGAGGAAGAACGCAAACGAATTATTGAGAGAAGTGGATGCAATTATTTAGAAGATTTGATTACATGTGTTCATATTATTCAATTGAAAGTATTGACTTGTATCCGAGTGGGAAATAAACAAAAAAAGATAGATATATCTATTCCGAATCTAGACCATTTTATTCACAAGGTATATATTCATGTTGCACGTAAAATGTATATGAACGTATATTTGTTTGAAAAAAACATTTCTCCATTACAATCACAAAAGAACAATCGTGAATTAGAAATGGTAATTCAAGAATGTATATTGACTGCTATACGCGAGAGCATTCCGACCGAAGCAATTATTCGGGCTTATATGGAAGAGGGAGTAGAACAAGAGGAAGAAGTCATTATTGAAAAAATGGAAGATCCGGTGATTGAACCGGCAAAAACGGAGACCGGTGAATCGGCGAGTGAAAAGGCAGATTCGACCGTCGGTGCGAGTGAGGTCGAAGCGCCACCAATTGTTCCATCTATACAAAATATAGACAATGAACCAGTGATTACTCGATTAACATTCAATGATTTTGACGCAGTATTAAATGCGGACGATAAAGTGGATAGTGTGAATGCACCTAAAACGATTGAACGCCTAGAGGAAATTAGCACGTCTAGAGCAATACAACGAAAATTAGAAGAGGAAAGCAGTGATGATGAAGAAGACCGTATTAAAATTCATACGAGCGAGCCAATTGATTTAAGTGGTTTTGAAATATTGGATGATAATAAATCGACAAATAATGGGCCCGAAATACCATTATTAGATTTCGAAGAATTACCATAAATGCGTCGTAATTTCTATAAAAATATTTAATAATTTAGTATAAACTTGTAGATTTTATGGAAAAGGTATTTATTATATCTTTTTTAATCACTTTTGTTTTTTGTGTTGTTAAATTTTTGGAAGCAAAATATTTAGACAAAGAATGGAAACCATTGAAATTCTTTGTGCGTGACGCTATCATCGTATTTTCGAGTGCAATTGTAGCGTCGTTTATCTTCTTTCATAATGATGGTGCCATCGGCGAATTATTTGACGTGGTTACAGAAAAAACGGTAATCAATAGTGCAAATACGCAAATATTTACTGATGTTCCTGGATTCTAAAATATTTATGATATATATACACATATGTCACAAATAATAGATGAACAAATCAAATTGTTTAATGAAAAAGAAAATAAAAAGGAAAATAAAAAGGAAAATAAAAAGGAAAAAAATAAGGAGAGGAAACGAGCGACTATGAAAAAAATGCCGAAAATATCGAATCATTCAAATTCACCGCCCCTCACAAAAACCGGCCCCGTACTGAATGAAAAATTGGCGGATCTGATGGGCGAATTATCAGAATTGATGGCGAAAAAAGGTGATAACATACGCTCTCGTGTATATAAAAGAGCGCAAGAAAGCATAATGGCATATACGGAAGACATTACTGACATACGTCAATTAAGGGGAAATCCGGGAATCGGACCAACCATTATGGAAAAATGTAAAGAATATATAGAAACTGGTAAATTAGAATTATTAGAACGAGAAAAGAATAAGCCTGAATATGTATTGAGTAATGTTTATGGAATTGGTCCAATTAAAGCGAGAGAACTCGTTGACAAAGCGGATATAAAAACGATTCAAGATTTAAGAGATAAACAAGAATCGGTATTAAATGTTGTGCAAAAGATCGGTCTAAAATATTACGAAGATATTCAAGAACGTATTCCTCGTAAGGAGATTGATGAATATAACGAGGTATTCAAAAATACGATGAAATTGGTGGGCGATATTCATTCAACATATGAGATTGTAGGTAGTTATCGAAGAGGAAAATCTGAATCCGGTGATATAGATGTCATTATTACCTCTGACGATCCCGCCGTTTTTGAAAAATTTTTAAACCAATTATTAGAAGAGCAAGTTATTACAAATGTTCTCTCGCGAGGGAAAACGAAATCGCTAGTCGTATCGAAAATCCCATCAAGTAAATTTCATCGTAGATTGGATTTATTGTATACACGTCCTCTCGAATATCCATTTGCAGTATTGTATTTTACGGGAAGTAAAGGGTTCAATACGGTAATGCGAGGACATGCTCTCAAAAAGGGTTTTTCGCTAAATGAACATGGATTATCAAAAATGATTGATAAGAAAAAAACGGAATTGGTGGATCATGTTTTTACAAGTGAACGAGATATATTTGATTTTTTGAAATTGGAATATAAAGAGCCCGGGGAACGCGTCGATGGAAGGGCGGTTGTTCCAGTAAAAGGATCGGTTCAATCCGAACCTCTAAATGTTTTGGAAACCATATCTCCTAAAATGAATATTACCAAGAAAAAGAGAGAGCCTAAAGAACCAAAGCCACCTAAAGAACCAAAGCCACCTAAAGAACCTAAAGTTCCTAAACCAAAGAAATCTCCCAAAAAGAAAGAACCAAAGGAACCAAAAACGCGCAAAGTAAGAGTTCCTAAACAAAAACCTCTCGAAATAAAAGAAGATATCGAGAATATAAATTATATCATCGACGAAATCCCTAAAGAAGAGAGTCTTATTCAAAAAACACCCGAAAAAGAGAGTTTTATAGAACCAATCTCTCAACTAGACATTCCTAAAAATGAAATAATCATTATTAAAAAGAATAAAACGAAAAAAAAAAAGGAACCCGTTGACAATAAATCTCCCAAAACGAAAAAGAAAAGGGAAAAAAAACAAAAGAAAAAAGATATAAATGTTTCTAAAGTAATTACTATAGAGGATATGCCAAAAGAAGATATCGAAAAAACGAAAAAAAATATCCAGGATTTCAAAGAAACCGGTATTTCCATTTTAGATTCGCTAAATGAAAAACAATTGAGTGAAATGATTGCATTATCAAGTAATGCATATTATAATGAAAAAAACATACTTATGACAGACAATGAATATGATATTGTCAAGGAATATATTGAACGAAAATTTCCTAAAAATATGGCCGTTGAACAAGTCGGCGCTCCAGTAAAAAAGAATAAAGTCAGTCTTCCATTTGAAATGCCGTCTATGGATAAAATCAAACCGGATTCGAATGCCCTTGCCGCGTGGACAGGAAAATACAAAGGCCCTTACGTATTATCCTGTAAATTGGACGGAGTAAGTGGTATGTATTCAACCGTAAACGATGAACCAAAATTATATACGAGAGGTGATGGAAAAGTCGGTCAAGATATTAGTCATTTGATACCCGTTCTAAATTTACCTAAAGAAAGAGGATGGGTCGTCCGTGGAGAATTCATTATTCCTAAACAAGTCTTTGACGAAAAATACAAATCTTCATTTGCCAATCCGCGAAATTTAGTATCGGGAATTATTAACAGCAAATCAGTAGATGAAAAGGCGAAGGATTTACATTTTGTCACCTATGAAATTATACAACCGGCCATGAACCCTAGTGAACAATTGGCTAAATTGGCCGAATTGAAACACGAAGTTGTCATGAACAATACGCTAACTGCCTTGTCCAATGAGTCATTATCCCAAATATTGGTGGATTGGAGAACCAATTACATGTATGAAATAGACGGCGTCATTGTAACCAATGATGAAATATATGATCGTATTTCCGGTAACCCGGACCACGCATTCGCGTTCAAAATGGTATTATTAGACCAAATGGCCGAAGCAAAAGTGGTTGACGTGATTTGGGAAGCGAGTAAGAGTGGATATTTGAAGCCCCGGGTCCGCATTGAACCTATCCGGTTGGGCGGCGTGACTATTGAATATGCAACCGGTTTCAATGGTAAATTTATAGAGGAAAATAAGATCGGTATCGGCGCATTAATACAAATGATACGCAGTGGTGATGTTATACCCTATATAAAATCGGTCACGGTGCCCGCCGAAAAAGCAAAGATGCCCAGCGTTCCGTATGTTTGGACGGAGACGCATGTAGATGTTGTATTGGAAGATATCAAGGGTGACGTCACCGTTTTAGAGAAAAATATTACCCAATTTTTCGTCGAATTGGGAGTCGATGGATTGTCAAGTGGAAATGTGAAACGAATTATGAAAGCGGGTTACAATAGTGTGGGTAAAATATTGAAAATGAATAAAGTCGATTTTGAAAAGGTGGAAGGATTCAAGGCGAAAATGATTGATAAAATATATGACGGCATTCATGAGAAAGTTGGAAAAGCATCCCTATTAGATATTATGGCGGCATCGAATACACTTGGTCGCGGTTTAGGGATGAGAAAGTTGAAACCGATGATGGATGCATTTCCAGATATATTGACATCGTCGGATCCTCACGATGTAAAAGTGGCAAAATTACAAAGTATTCATGGTATAGGTGCCGAAAATGCCAAAAGTTTTGTCAGTAATATACCGGTATTTTTGGCATTTTTGAGAGAATGTGGATTAGAAGGAAAATTGATTGGACTAGTCCAATTGGAAAACGTGGTAGTGCAGTCAGTTGATTTGGACCAAGATAATCCATTGTTTGGCAAAAAAATAGTGATGACCAAAGTGAGAGATAAAGAAATAATTGAAAAACTTGGTCAATTGGGTGCGACTTTGGAAGATTCGGTAAATAAAACAACCTTTGCTCTAATAGTAAAATCGAAAGAAGATGAATCAAATAAGACCAAAAAAGCAAAGGATTTAGGAATTCCAATTTATATGCCGGAAGAATTCAAAGCTGCATTTTTTAGGCAAAGCATTTTGTAATTGTCGACTTTAACTGATCTAATAATCGATCTGTTGAATATATTTACCCAAAGTATATAATACCGGCAAGGTCGCTAAAAATCCAGTAACAATCAAACCACCGGTCAAAATATTTTTATTGAGATCTGTAATTTCTTCTTCTATCACTTCCATTTTAGGTTCGACTGGCCAAATGTTACTTTTACCGTCTTGGTCTTTTGACCTTCCTAAACGAGTATTTTTGTTGAATGATTTACTTGTATCTAGTTCTAAATCATTGTTATTTTCATCATTATTCAACGTTAGTAAATAATTCTTTTTATTATAAATAAAGGAACGGGTAAATGGTTTATAAAAGGCGTCATTATGGTAATAATGTAATAAATAAATAAAAATCATAAGTGTTTTTTGCATGATTTTTTTTATTTGATGTAATGTATTTTTATGTTTTTAACTTATTATTTTACTTATTCATTTATTGATTGTATGCATAAAATGTTTGATTTGTGTTCTCATTTTTCTTTCCGGTCGGTGTTTTTCTAATTTATACACCGGACGTTTTTCTATGATTATTGTATAGATGAGTAAATTTGTAAATGATAGCGAAAATCCAAAGAATGATTTCGAGTTTTTTATTGAAAATTCAAAAAATATAACTTATTTTAACAAAGGGACATTTGGGGTTGCATTTACTTTAGAATTAAACGACAGGGTTCCATCTCCTTACAAATATGAGAATGGCGATGAAATTCGAAAAGTATTATTAAAATTGGTTGCTATATGCAATGAAGAAAACAAAAATATAAAACAAAATATCAGTATAAATGATAAGAATGATACTATTTCAACCCTAACTACCTATGTATTAACCAAAGAATGTGAATTACAAAACAAAGTATATAATTGTGGCAAAGAAAAAGGTATTCAATTATGTCCAAAAATGTATTATTGTGAAAATATAATGGATAAAAACAACATAGTCGATTTATTAACAAAAATAAAGCAATTTACCGGATATGTTGAAAAAACAAAAGGTATATTAAACCGTATGAAATCATATATTGAAACTCCCGAACCACCACCAGAGACTTATATAATTTTGAATAAATTAATTGATAACGTCAAAAATAAAAAAATAGATGGATTATATTTTTCTTTGATGGAATATGCAGATGGGTATGATACTTTAGATAAATCTAGAATAACAACAAAGTATAGTTATGCAAGAGTTGCATTATTGAGATTAGCATTATATTGCCAACTTTCACATAATGACCCGAATACATCAAATATTTTAATAAACAAAGATAATCATGTATTACTAATTGATTTTGGTTCAACAATAGATTTACACGATAAAGAAATAATAAAAGATGAAGAAAAAAACGAAATTATTGAAAAGTTAAATAAAAAAGAGTATAGCGAAGCTTTAAAAATATGTAATAAAATGTATACACCACTATTTGATTTTCATGGTGAGCCATATGATGGTCTTCTTGGTTGGGTTCATAAGAATGTAAATACGAAAGACATAATAATTGAAAATTTTGTGACCGAAATTAATATAAATAGAGGCGGTAAACGAACCAAAAGAACGCGCAAAAGCAAACGCAAAAAACATACTTATATGAGAAAAACTAAAAATAAATCAAAAAAGCATCATGTCTGAAATATATAATTTCGTAAAAGATTTTATATTTATACAAAATAAATATAAAACACATCTGTTATACACCGGAAGAATTCAAATCTGCATTTTTTAGGCAAAGCATTTTATAATTACAGGTCTAATAATCTATATGTTGAATATATTTACTCAAAGTATACAATACCGGCAAGGTCGCTAAAAATCCAGTAACAATCAAACCACCGGTCAAAATATTTTTATTGAGTCCTGTAATTTCTTCTTCTATCACTTCTATTTTAGGTTCGACAGGCCAAATATTAGTTTTACCGTCTTGGTCTTTTGATCTTCCTAAACGAGTATTTTTGTTGAATGATTTAATTGTAGTATCTAGTTCTAAATCATTGTTATTTTCATCATTATTTAACTTTATTAAATGATTATTATTTTTATGAATAAAAGAACGATAAAAAGCGTCATTATGATAATAATGTAATAAATAAATAAAAATCATAAGTGTTTTTTGCATAATTTTTTTTATTTGATGTAATGTATTTTTATGTTTTTAACTTATTATTTTACTTAATATTTTACATAAATACTCTAAATAAAACATAATAAACACAATCTAATATTTTGTTCATTATGACTGAATTTATCGGAACGATCGACAATGCCCTTTTGCAAAAATACGACGTCAAATTATATGGTTCAGATAGAGACACCTATAATATTATCAACGACTTTTTAGAAGATAATCAAAGTGAACGCGCTTTTTATATTATCGATTTGGGTGAGATTACCAGTTCCTATAGCACATGGACCAAATTGTTGCCCGACGTAAAACCATATTATGCAGTGAAATGCAATCCGAACCCTGTCCTTCTCGATGTATTGGCATCTTTGGGCGCGAATTTCGATTGTGCAAGTGAAAATGAAATGAAAACTATTATCGAAATTACCAAAGACCCATCCCGAATCATCTTCGCCAATCCGTGCAAAATGTCATCGCAAATTAGATATGCGAGAGCAAATGATGTCGACCTCATGACATTTGATTGCGAAGAAGAATTATACAAAATCAAACTATACCATCCTTACGCAAAACTCGTCCTACGATTAGCAGTCGATGACAGTAAAAGTAAATGTCAATTCAATAAAAAATTCGGTTGCAAATTGGAACAAGTCGACGAATTGTTGAAAATTGCGAAAACCCTGAAACTAGAAGTGGTCGGTTTCAGTTTTCATGTCGGTAGTGGATGCACATCGGCCGATAATTTTTACGATGCAATCAAGACATGTAGAGAAGCCAGTGATATCGCCAACCAAATGAAAATAAGTATATCCATGATTGATATTGGTGGTGGATTCCCAGGTCTAGATCGCAATATTAAATTCGAGGATATTGCGAATAGTATTAATAAAGGTATCCACGATTTTTTTGGCGACGAATTGGCAAATGAAAGTATTCAATTTATATCGGAACCGGGCAGGTATTTTGCGGAAAAAACCCATACACTGGTTCTAAATGTTATTGGTAAGAAAAAAATTACGGTCGATGACGAACCAGTGATAGTATATTATTTGAATGACGGTATATATGGTTCTTTCAATTGCATCTATTTCGATCATAGTAATCCCACCATTTTACCATTTAATGAGAGAGACGGAAAATTACATAAAAGTCGTCTCTTCGGTCCTACTTGTGATAGCGTAGATTTAATCAGTGAAAATGTCATGTTGCCCGAATTAGCCATTGGTGAATGGGTATATGTCGAAAATTTCGGTGCGTATACCGTCGCCGCCAGTTCCAGTTTCAATGGGTTCAAAACCAGTATTTGCAAATATATATTTAGATCATAAATCATATTAAATATTTCGTTTATTATGATGTATATAATGAGTTACGTATTGGTTAGTGGCGGTCTAGGATTTATTGGATCACATACCGTGGTCGATTTATTGGAAAAAAACTACGACGTTATTATTATAGATAATTTAAGTAACTCACTGGTCGACGTATTGGATAAAATAAAGGAAATCTCCGGAAAATCCCCCTTATTTTTTAATATCGATATTACCCGTATGGACAAGATGGAAGAAGTCTTTGCCAGTTACCATATTGAAAGCATCATTCATTTTGCTGCACACAAAGCAGTTGGCGAATCGATCGTCAAACCATTGATGTATTACCAAAATAATATAGTAAGCACACTCAATATGCTCTTCCTGTGTGAAAAGTATGAAACAAAGCATTTGATTTTCTCATCGTCGGCGACAGTATATGGAAATGGCGAATCACCATTACCAGAAACAGCACAAGTCGGCGCACATTTAACATCACCCTACGGTAAAACCAAATACTTTATTGAAGAAATATTGGCGGATTTCCATAAGTCAGGTGCATCCACCAAAATCGTGATTTTACGCTATTTCAATCCGGTCGGTGCACATCCATCCGGCCTCATTGGCGAAAATCCCAATGGAATTCCAAACAATCTAATGCCGTATATATTAAAAGTGGCCATGAAAAACAACATCGACCCGACCATGGATAAAATTTATTCTTATTTAAAAGTATTTGGCAATACATATGAAACGAGAGATGGAACGGGGGAGCGCGATTTTATCCATGTCCTCGATTTGGCAGAAGCTCATAGTAAATCTTTAGAATACATCAAATCCAGTGAAGATGTCAGATTTGATATATTTAACGTGGGAACGGGTAAATCGACCAGCGTATTAGAATTAGTCCGCACTTTCTGTGAAACCAACCAGGTCGTGGTTCCTTATGAATTTTTACCTAAACGAGACGGTGACATTGGTTCCGTATATTGCGATACTACCAAATTGGAAAATGTATTACGGTGGAAAGCAAAATATGATATTGTAGATATGTGCAAAGACGCTTATCGTTTTGTATTGCCAAAATAAAGGTGTGAACAATCCTTCACGTGTCTAATAATTATACAATATTCGTATATCATGTGCACAATTGTAAAACTCCATCAATTCTGGATTTTTCTTATTTACTATATACCACATATTGATTTCCCACATGATATGGTTTCGTTGACGTATGGTTCGTAATATTTCGGCCTTTGCCAAATACGCGAATTTTAATAGCGATTCAACATCGCCTCCAAATACGGAACCGGCGAATGTCCACGTAATCGTTTCATATACATTATACGATATGGAATAATCTTTCCATTTACACGATGCTATACGCAGAGTATTATATGATTTGTTGACCATTTGGTGAATTCCCTGTGTGAATTTTTCATCATCCCGAATCATATGATATATACCAAAATCTATCCATATGTATTGGTCAGTTTTCCAGAAATTCAAATCGATCGCTCTCTGGACCCATTCGGTTTTATTACATTGGACGAAAATATAATCCAGCGTATCTTTGTCTGGATTCCCGGTATTTATTTTGAATTTGGTTAATTGATCCTTGTAATTGTAGAGATAGATTTGTTCTTTTTCATATATAATGAATTTGGTGAAGGGGTAAACGGCTAGTTCCTCTGCATCCTTAAAATAACTATTATATGAATACGAATCCATAAAAATAACTTTCGGGTTCGGAATAGAGAGCAATTTTTTACCATATTCGATATATGTATCGAGACAACGAACCTTATTCACATTTATATTACTCATAAACGCAGTCACTATGGTTGCATTGTAGGATGATGTATTAAGCTCATTTGATATATTGCTAGTAGGCTCTGGATATAATTCAGTTGAATAATTAAATATAGTAAAATCTTGCGCATAATAGTTTCGAATTGTATTTACTGCATCCTCATTTAATAGGGCGCGATAATCAATTTCTATACCTGTTCTGTTTTTATTGGTATGAAGGTCAAAATCGTGATATCCCAATTTGCGCATATCTTCTTTTAAATGTTCCGTGCGAACTATTTTTACATTCGGTAACACATTTCCAAATTCATCGGTGAAAAATTTGAATTGAGGTAATTTATGATTATCATATGGATGCGCCAAATCCTTGTGTAAATAAAAGACAATTGCATCGGCCACTTCTTCTTTCGTTGAACATTGGGTTATGCGTTTTGCCCAAAATAAATCGGAGACAATTCTGTCATATGGATTACGCACAGAGGCGATGATGGTCGTTTGGGGATTTTCTTGGAAATCGAACCATGTTTTTTCCTTAAGGATCTCTTGATAAGTGAAATGCTGTAGAGACCGTTCTAGGGGGACACGAACTCGATTCATTTTATCAAAATACCAACCGTATATACTGTTTTCGTTTTTATCTATTCCTGTTTTAGAATAAAAATATTCTTCGATCGACATACCTCCGGTTTTCGGAACATGAATATAGAGAGTATTGATTGGTTTGAAATATGGCATTAGTATAGAATATATATTTTTTCTATATATTTTATACCTTTAGACATTTAAGTTCGCACAAAATAAATATTATGATAACTTACATAAATAATATTTATAATATTATACTAAACGATGAACAATGAAGAATTATTAAACAAATTAAAAATTACAGAAGAAGACAATAAAAGACTACAAGATGAATTAATCAAGACCAAAGAACATCTCAAAAAATACACAGCCCCATCAAGAAGTAAACAATTTTATGAAAATCATAAAGAGGAAATTATACAAAAAGTTAAAAATTACAAAAAAACAACAAATTATATTGTTCCACCCGAGGTAATTAAAGAAAGAAACAAAAAAGCATATTTGAAAAGAAAAGATAAATTAAAAGAATTAGAAAACCAAAATGAAAATATTTAGAGATAATTGTTTTTTTCGTTAAAAACACTTAAATAAATATCTTTAGGTATAATATAGAATGGGAGAAAAAGAAAAACCACCCGAGTTTTTCAAATCCACCAAAACCTCTCTGAAAAGCATTATGAAACACCCTGAAATAAACACGAAGAAAATTAACGATGTGGTTATCAAGGCACATAAAATCGTTATTCATACTTTACAATTTCTAAAATTGTATTTGCTTAATCATTATGAAACAAATAATCATACCTTACCTGACATTGATAAGGTGTTGATTTTGAATGTTATGAAAATTGTTTGTGGTGAAAAGCATACCAATCAAGGGAAACCGCCAAAGAAAGAAACGGTTGAACTCAAAGACAAACTTAATGATTTTTACAATGAACATTACAAACCATATACACAACCAGAACAATTAGATTATGAATATATGAGTAATGTGCTTTCCTATTTATGTGAAGACATTATGACCATGTATGAAAATAACATCCAATTACATTACGTGGATTATGTGGAACGTTTTGTAAATGTTGTTTGGAAAAAAAAGATGCTCGTTGAGAAGATACGAAAAATATTTCCTACCAAAAAAGAAAAGGAAGGCCGGATTAGAAATTTGGAAAAGGAACTGCGAAAAATAAAGAATGATTTGCTAAATGTTGATAATAGTGTTGCTTATACAGCCAAATCATATTATCATAAATGGATTACCCAACAAAAGAAGCATATACTTCCCAACAAGGATAAGTTCCAAAAACAAAGCATCTATTATGATTTGAAATGTAAACCAATGGATTATTTTCCTTCTATGATTACGATGATGAAACACGTTGAAAATGAGTTGGAAACCATAAGTAATGTTTTTCCATTGAGAAGCAGTATTGCTCCTGGTTATATTCGGTTAGATACGATTACATTGGTATATTTGCTGTTACGAAAAGAACAAGGAAAGAAAAGTGATTACAGCAATCAAGGTAATACCAAGAAGCACGAAGATAAAATATGGAACTTCTTTTTCCGCACAGAAAAGAAGGTGTTTCGTAAGACGGGGTTTTCGTTTCATCATATGATTTCTACCGATGGTGTTGGTGTTTCTGTATTATTCATACGAGATGATTTGGTAGGGAAACGATTACCAAGCGCTAAAAAAGGCATATCACGTGAATTGTATATTGATGAATTGAATGATTATTCCAGTTTACAAAATAAGAAGATTGTTGGCGTCGATCCAGGAAAAGAAGATTTGATTTATTGCGTGGACAATGCTTCCAAAGATGCAAATATATTTCGGTATTCACAAAATCAACGAAGAAAAGAAACCAAAATGAAAAAATACAACAATATCATTTTAGCAATGAAAACCAATAAAATAGAAGGTGAAGGAACGAATAAAAGTGTTATCGATTATGAAACCGAGTTATCTTTGTATAACCGCAAGACACTTCAAATAGACAAATTCAAGACTTACATAAATGTGAAGAACCGAATAAATAATATATTATTTGGGTTTTATGCGAAGCATTTGTTTCGTAAATTAAAGTTTGGAAGGCATATCAATATCAAGCGTAATGAACAACAGATGATTAGTAATTTTAGGAAAATGTATGGTAATCCCGATGAGGTTGTTATTTGTATAGGTGATTGGGAACAACGCCAACAAATGAAATATAAAGAACCAACATTAGGAATAGGAATGCGAAGTTTGCTTCGTAAAAACAAATACTTTGTGTTTTTAGTAGATGAGTTTAGGAGTTCTTGTAAATGTTCCAATTGTAATGGTGGAGTGTGTGAGAAGTATATGGTAAGAAAAAATCCAAGACCAAAACCAAAGAAGAATACATCAAATCCAAAGAAAGAAAGAAAATACGATGAAATGCGGTTGGTTCACGGGCTACTACGCTGTAAGAGTGGGTGTGGCGAGTGGAACAGAGACCGCAATGGTTCATCAAACATCTACAAGATATCATATCAAGCAATACATAACTTAGAAAGACCAAGTTATCTATGTAGAGAAATCAAAAGTAATCAAGCAGTTTTACCGAATTGCTATAAACAAAATATACATAAGGTATGAAAAACCTAAACGTTGGATTATTTGATTCGTATTTTTGTGCGAACTTAAATGTCCAAAGGTGTATACACTTAACATTATTTCGATACATCTTTATCTAAAAATACCGGTTTTTCTATGACCGGACTTTTATCTATTGCATATTGTCCACATGGTCCACAGTGATCTTCATTCGATAAATCGACCTTATTATCAGTTTTTTTATTACAATAATCTATATTCCACCTGCCCAACGGCTTTGGTAAATCTTTTTTTGTAAGTCTTTTCATAATTGATTTTATTATATATTTCATAATACATAATAAAGGAATAAATTTTTAAGTCGTTTATTTATAGAATATTTGAAACCAGTGCCGATTTTATTTCTTTGGGTGGTTCGGCACATTTTGACGCAGGGGGGATTTCGATAGGATTCCTATTTCGAAACGTATGAAAATGGGCCAGTCTTTTTGCAAATCTTACATGTTTGGGTTTTTTTCGCATCGTTTTTCTATGTTTACCTTTAATATTTTTTCTATTTTGTTCAGATTTTTTGTTAGACATGCCTCTTATATAGAGATGATATATTATATGTAGACGGGTATTTTATCAATATTCATTATAGAGCTGTCTATTTTTTTAATCTTCTTCCCCGAAATTTCAAACTGTGCGAAAAAAGGATAATCTAATTGTTCATGTGGCAAATGTTTATGTGCTGTGCGAGAAATCATTTTATATAGTTTGAAATTAGGATATCGCTCATCACCGTTTTTTTTATATAAAAAGTTCTTACCATTATCGTCTAAACACCATCGATTAATTGTTTCTTGAAAATCATCTAAATCTCTGGGATCGTCGTCAATTTCCATCATAAAATCAAATATGGAACATCCTAATCTACATAAATCAAAACTCATATTCGGTTCAAGACGCGGTTTATTTTCATCCATATATGGTCCAAAATTGTATTGTGTTGCGGCGTCCCCGCCACTAGCAAAACTATTACTGCAAAACAATTTACCTTGATATTTATAAATACTTCTACCAAAGTCAATTATTTTATATATTTTTCCATAGGTAGGAACCTTGTAATATTTTCCGTTGTAAATGTAATACAAGAACTGTTGGTCCGTTTCAATATACATTATATTATTTGTATGTAAATCATTATGTGTAAAATGAAATGCTTTCTGGTAAGTAATTAATGTCATTAGGAGTTGCATCATGGCAGATGCTCCTTCTTTATTATCAAACATGTCTTTTTCGAATAATTCATCTATCGTGCCTTTGCATTTTTCTAGACATATCATTTGCATGGGGAAATCGTTAATATATGCAAATACTTCCTCCTCCTCCTCCTCATCATGATCCTCCTCATCATCATCATCCTCGTCATCATCCTCGTCCTCGTCCTCGTCCTCGTCCTCCTCGTCCTCCCCATCATCGTCATCCTCCTCATCCTCCTCCTCCCCCTCGTCACTCGTGTAATTAAGATCACTTTTATCAGAATCGTCAGATGAGCTGCTACTGCTAGTTTTCGAGCGAATCGATTTATTATAGACAAGTTCACCATCATCGGCGGTTTCATTATTTTTATTTTCAGATGATTCTATATCTAAAACGGAAATAGCGGATATATTATGATCATTCGACAATGTTGAAATCACCAACTTTTTCTTATTACCACGGGATCCATACTGTAAAATATCTTTTGTTTGCGTTTCAGATACTGCAAATAATACTCCTACATTGTCTTTAAAATGTGTAGAATTATTTAAATATTCTAAATCATCGGTTACATTTGCTTTGAATTTTTTTTGAACTCCCATAAAAGAACCATAAAAATCAATTCCGTGAACAAATCCATGATGATGTAGCAATTGACTGCTTAAATAACTGAAAAAACAATCAGTATATGCTGCATTATTCGGATCTATCACATTCTCTAAACATTCACTTTTGTTTGTTAGATTTGGTAAAACTACCATTTTGTCCGCCGAATTCTTAAATTTCCCGATCATATATCTTACCGGGTCGACCAATGGAGAGAATTTAATAAATACTTCTTGGTTGTGTCTACCCTTTTCTTCTAAAGATTCGACGGTTTTCATATTCACAAAATGATATCGGTTATTTAAAGAAATATGATGATAGTTTGAATCGTTCATTTCAAAAAAAATGCCGTATATTGGATTGTAATTTTGCAACATGGATATAGCAAATGGTTCATATCCGTTCGTTTTATCAATGATATTTGATACTTCTTCTACTTTTAAATATTCTAAATCGAGTTCATTTGTTTTACAATAATCTATTTTAAACTTTTCATTTCCTAAATCTGTCATTTATACTTTTCTCTATATTTAGTGAAGAATATTAAAACAAATGTATTTAAACTTATTTGTATAGAGAAATCCTCTTTATATACGTTGCTGGTCCAATAATATTTTATACATATAGATAAATTCATATTTAGGAAAACAATGACACTAGAGCTTAAAAAATTCGATATGCGATCAATTACATTCAAGCCGGATGAAAATAAAGGCCCGGTTATTGTAATGATTGGGAGACGTGATACTGGTAAATCATATTTGGTGAGAGATTTATTGTATCATCACCAAGACATTCCGATTGGAACCGTTATATCCGGAACAGAAGCCGGTAATGGATTTTATGCTGGTCATGTGCCAAAGCTCTTCATACACGAGGAATATAATACTGTTTTGATTGAAAATGTCTTGAGACGACAAAGAACTGTTCTGAAACAAGTAAACAAAGAAATTGAAATGTATCGTAAAACTACGATTGATCCGAGAGCATTTGTCATTTTAGATGATTGTCTATATGATCAATCATGGACACGCGATAAGATGATGCGATTGCTATTCATGAACGGTAGACATTGGAAGGTAATGTTGATCATTACCATGCAATATCCTTTGGGTATTCCACCCAATCTTCGAACAAATATAGATTATGTGTTTATTTTGAGAGAGCCATATATGACAAATCGCAAAAGAATATGGGAGAATTATGCGTCCATGTTTCCCACGTTAGAGGCATTTAATTCAATCATGGATCAAACCACGGAGAATTACGAATGTTTAGTAATAAATAACAATTCAAAATCCAACAAGCTACAAGACCAAATTTTTTGGTATAAAGCAGAGACGCGGCCAGATTTTAAATTGGGATCGAAAGAATTCTGGGACATCTCTAAAAGTATGGGTTCAGATGACGAAGATGAAGCATATGATCCTAGTAAATCGAAAAAGAAAGGTGCCGCCCCGGCCATTAATGTAAAAAAAAGTAAATGGTAAAGAATGGGGCAATCACATAAAAAATGAGTCAAAAGACCCACTTTTTATTTTTATTTTTTAAGCAAGAGTTGATGTTATTTTTTGTAATAATTGGTTTGATGCACTACTGCATTCTTTAATGGTAGAGCGACACATAGCGCAATCGACCGTTACTTTGTTAGTTGATTTGATTTGACCAATGACGCAGTCGCCACAAAATGAATGGTTGCAACCAAGTTGAACCATCGTGTCATTCGTCATATCGGTATAACAGATTGGACATTCGTCGTGAGTTTCCTTCATCAACGACGAATTATGATTTGTCTTTATTGGCATTTTTGCACTAACACCTGGTAATTGATGAACACGGTAATACAAGTCCATATGATTATTTAACCAATATCGAATACGACCCATATCCAAGAGGTGTCGTCCACTGTTTTGTATAATAATTTTTAATTTATCTATAGCAAAACTCATTGCGTTTAAGTTTGACCAATTATCTAGATTCGCGACAAGTCGGCTGAATAAGTCGTAATTTTCTTGAAAATATATATCAATAATTTGTCTTGGATTGGGCGAATGGTCGTTACGTAATTCATTTTCAGCATACTCAATGTAATACGTATGCAATTTTTCGCTATACTCGTGTAAAGTTGTTCGCGGATTTGAATCCAATCGATTTAATTTTGCCAAGATTTTACAATCACTCGTAGATAAATGTTTTATCCATTTTTTATGAGTTTTTTCTCCATTTGGATAAATTCGTAAATAACGACAGGTCGTTAAATACATAAACTGCGCACATGTATGTAATTTTTCGATATCGGTATGATTACATTTTCGAATATTGTGCCCGGTAGATTGGCAAAAGGAACAGCAGCGAGCAGTATTCACCCTAGAAGTAGGTACAACAAAGACATTTGGATTATCTTCGAGTGAACTAGGGTGAATAATTTCAGGTTGGGTTATTGCGGACATTTAAGTAATTTTAGATTGGTTTTTTTTGGGTTGTTTTATATAATTTTTGTAAAAAAGTATTTCAATTTTTTGTAATATTTTTCTACTGTTTTCAATTCATATTGAAGAATAATATATTTATCAACGTGAATAAATATATTATACATCCGTATCCATCTCAACTTGAATACTGTCAGCGCGTTGTTCGTTTACTGCGGCGGTAGAATTGACGTCATCCTGTTTAATCACATTTTCACGTAACATTTCATTACGAATATTTGTAGTCTCCACGTCAGCTGCTTCGCGTTCCTCGAAATCAACCGTCTCGCGAACGCCAATCAAATTACCTTGATCATCCATGGTTTGGGTCAATACGTTACCCGATTTTTCGGCCAATTTAATGTTTTCCTCGATTGCCTTCTTCTTCGTATCTTTAATACGTTGTTCAAATTCTTGCTTTGCTTTGGTCTCATTTTTCATTTTTTCTTGATGAAGTTTGTTCAACTCCTCCTCCATAAATTCGACACGTCCGGTCTTGTAAGCATCTGGATCCCACGGAATCCACATCCCCATTGGTCCTACAAAAATATCGTGGTTTGGATCATACTCACGCAATTTCTTGCATTGCATTTCGGCCTCTTCTTGGGTTGAAAATACACCACGAACTTTCAATCCTCTTACCGATGTTTGGAATGCGTTCTCCCGTTGAAATTGTGTAGCAATACGGTCTTCATTCTTGTCCATAAATGTATGAAAGTCGTCGTCTACCGTTGATTCCTTTAATTTTACCTCTTCCTCTTTAGAGAATTCATTGAAATCATTCATAACATCCTCCACATTTAGGTTATATTTGTAAGACAAGAAATGGATAAAATCAAAAAATTTAGTCATTGATTTAGTGAAATCCCATTGCTTTAGAAAATGATCGAAAAAATATAATTCACGCTTCTTCAAAATCTTTTCGGGTGAAACAAATGACATACAGACAAATTTTTGCCCGGCTATCGGTGTATCCTCATCACATAAATCGATGTATTTAGGATTTGGTTTTCCATTATCAAGATTTTTTCGTTCGAACCCAGACATTCTATAATGTATTTAGGGAAATATATGTTTAAGTGTTTTTTAAATAAAATATATATTCCTATTTTTTTTATTACTATTATTATATAATAGTGAGAATGTCCTCAACTTTCGATTTAGCCGAATTAGTAAAACGTATCATCAAATACCTTATTGAAGGTCTTGCCGTTGCAATTGTTGCAATGATTGTCCCACGCAAAGCTCTTAATGTTGAAGAAATCCTTATTATTGCTTTGACCGCTGCCGCAGCATTTAGCATTCTAGATGTGTTTGTTCCATCCATGGGTTCATCCATGCGTGGAGGAGCCGGATTTGGTCTAGGCACAGGTTTAGTCGGAGGTCTAAAACTTGCCGCTGTATAAATTTAATGTGAAATAATGTTGTTTTCAATAAACAATATTATTCGTTTGTTTACACCGTTGGGAAAAACTCCCAATCTAAATCATTACACACCTTCTTCCATATCATATCTTGTTCCAATTGTTTTTCTCGATCTTTCATCATTGGAATATATGGTAAATATTGAGTTTGATCTAGCAATACACAGAGTTGATAAAGTGTGTATGTATAATTAAAAAAATTAGTTCGATTCGCTGGACAATGCACTGCCCATGGCTTCTGTATTTCAATAAATAATACACATAGGGTCTCGTGTAATTCTTCATTCATAATTGGTGGTTTAATACCAAACATCGAATTGATATATTGAATATGTTCGAAATATTTATTTAGTCCTAATTTGCGCAAAATATCGCGCATTTTATCGTAATTGATGAGAGACATGTCTGTAATGCGCTCTTTCTTAATGCGATTTCGAATTGCCGAAATGACTTCATCGGGTATTTGTGTAGTCTCTTTGGCCTGAAATTGCGATAATATCTCTTTGAAGTGGTTTAGACGTATATATGCCGTATATGATACTTCATTCGGTGGCTCTTTGTTCGTTGGTTTTGAACTATCTACAATATAGGTAATAAATTTACCACATTTCATATTATTACATATTAAAATTCCTTCTTCGTCTTGTGGAATAAGCTCTCCTTGATGACATATTTCACATATGTCAGATGGAACAATAAAATCATGTATATCTATTATTTCATTATTTACATTTTTCCAATAATTATAATAAGAATTCTTTGACTGAATATACTTTTCACTATTAGGATTTGAAGATTCTTGTGTTTTTGCTCTGATCTTAAAAAAAGAGTTGAGTATATTTACATTTTGATTATTATCTCCGCTTGAGACCTTCTTTTTTTCCTCAAAATATTCAAAAATGTGTTTTGAATTTTCTAACAAATACTCCTTCTTTTTCGATTTGAGTTGTTGAATTTCTAATTTCAGTTTTCGTATTTTATCTTGAATATCCATACAAATATCTATTTTACTCTTATCTAGCTCACGTATTTTTTTTTTCAATATATTTTTCTCCTTTATCATATTCGGAATAATATTTATTTCTAGATCGTGAAAATGATTCAACATTTCGGTATGTTTCTCATCGATTGTATTCGCATTATGCGAATTTTTTACTATTAATTTTTTATTTTGGTTCATACATTTTATAGGGTGGCTTTTTTATGTTTCTGTTTGCATAATAAATAATTTTTTATGATTTCTGCAGTAATATTGTGATTTTTATGGCGCAATTGTGAACCACAACATATTTTTCGAGTGATTTAGTATAATATGTATGTCTATGCTTTACGATACAATTCAAATACAATAAATATTATTTTTCGTAAAAATATGTCATTATCAATATTCCTAAATAGTATAGTATTTAATGGACAATCAAAAACATTTAGAAATACAAGACATTGTAAAAATGGACCGGAAACATTTTCAAAAATTGATGTTTCTAAATAATGCTCTAAATGATGGTTGGTCAATTAAAAAATCTGCCGAAAACTATATTTTTACGAAAAAACACGAAAACAAGCGCGAGATTTTCCAGGAAAACTATTTAGAAAATTTTATTATATCAAATTTACAGAATTGAAACTGGATTGAATGCATAATACGGTTAATTGTATTATGATTTTGTATAAATATACTGTATTATACAAAAAAGGCCACATTACTTCACAATTATATTTAATTTAGCAATATCTCGAAATTTTTTTCTTGGATTAGTATATAACCTAGAAAAATGGGTGGAGCACTAATGCAACTAGTCGCCTACGGCGCACAAGACGTTTTCCTTACCGGAACCCCTGAAATTACCTTTTGGAAGGTATCATACCGCAGACACACTAACTTTGCCATGGAATCCATCGAGCAAACTTTCTCTGGACAAGCCGATTTTGGACGCAGAGTTACCTGCACCATCTCCAGAAATGGTGATTTGGCTTACAGAACCTACTTACAAGTCACTCTTCCTGAAATCAACCAATCCCAAGCCACCTCTGGAACCAGTGGTGTCTATGCCCGTTGGTTAGACTACGTTGGTGAGCAACTTGTTTCCCAAGTTGAGGTTGAAATTGGAGGCCAAAGAATTGACCGCCAATATGGTGACTGGATGCACATCTGGAACCAAGTGACCCTTTCATCTGAACAACAACGCGGATACTTCAAGATGATTGGACACACCACCCAATTAGTATACATCACCGATCCTAACTTCGCTGATGTTGCCGGTGCTTGTTCATCATCTGGAGGACCTAACCAAGTTTGCGCTCCTAGAAACGCTTTACCAGAAACCACCCTTTACATTCCTTTGTTGTTTTGGTTCTGCAGAAACCCTGGACTTGCTCTTCCTTTGATCGCTCTTCAATACCACGAAGTCAAAATCAACATTGATTTCCGTCCTATTGGAGAGTGCTTGTGGGCCGTCAAATCCATGACCTCCACTGATGGATCTACCCAATCAGTTACCAGTGCCTACCAACAATCCCTTGTTGCCGCATCTTTATACGTTGACTATATCTTCCTTGATACCGATGAGCGCAGAAAGATGGCACAAAACCCTCACGAATACCTTATTGAGCAACTTCAATTCACTGGTGACGAATCAGTTGGATCTTCATCAAACAAGATCAAACTTAACTTCAACCACCCATGTAAGGAGTTGATCTGGGTTGTTCAACCTGACTCCAACGTTGACTACTGCTCATCCCTTGAGTCTGGAACTACCCTATACAAGACTCTTGGTGCTCAACCATTCAACTACACTGATGCCATCGATGCTCTACCTAATGCTATCCATGCATTCGGAGCACAAGATGCCACTGCTGGATCCAATGCTTTCATCGTCGCATCTACTGGATTATTCCAATTGCCAGGAGCATATGATGTTGCCAGTGCTGGAGGTGATGCCGATTGGGCCACCAATGGAGCTGATTATGCTGCATTCACAGCAGACGGAACCCCTGCAACTGCCTCTGGACTTTCTGATGCTGGAACCTTCGTTCTTGCCGAGACTGCCCTTGACATGCATTGTTGGGGTGAGAACCCAGTTGTAACTGCCAAATTACAACTTAACGGACAAGATCGTTTCTCTGAACGCGAAGGATCTTACTTCGATGTTGTTCAACCTTTCCAACACCACACCCGTGCACCTGATACTGGTATCAATGTTTACTCCTTTGCATTGAGACCAGAGGAGCATCAACCTTCAGGGTCGTGCAACTTCTCCAGAATTGATAACGCTGTTTTACAACTTGTCTTATCATCTGCGACTGTTTCTGGAACTGCTACCGCCAAAGTCCGCGTCTATGCTCTTTCATACAACGTATTAAGAGTCATGAGTGGAATGGCTGGAGTTGCTTACAGTAATTAAACATCTTTCAACTCTTATTAGAGTCATTGTAATTTAATACTATAAATATTTATAGTATTAAAAAATATTGCTTTTGTTTATTAAAAGCAAAAATATAACTAAATCGTGATGTCATTACTAGTTACATCAGATCAAATGTTTGCTTCCGAAGTTACGGAAGAAAAAATAAACATCTCATTACTATTTACACCTTTTTACATTTCAAACGCCGATTTAATATAAAATTGATTTAAATATTTGTCTATTATTTATGTAATAAATAGACAAATGTGTAAACGCGAAGGATGTAAGACTATACCAACCTATAATGTAGAAGGTCAGACAAAAGCATTATATTGTTCTATCCATAAAAAGGAAGGAATGGTAAATGTAAAATCCACAACTTGTATTCACGAAGGATGTAAGACTATACCAATCTATAATGTAGAAGGTCAGACAAAAGCATTATATTGTTCTATCCATAAAAAGGAAGGAATGGTAAATGTGAAAGACAAAACTTGTATTCACGAAGGATGTAAGACTATACCAAACTATAATGTAGAAGGTCAGACAAAAGCATTATATTGTTCTGTCCATAAAACGGAAGGAATGGTAGATGTGAAACACAAAACTTGCATTCACGAAGGGTGTAAGACACGACCAATCTATAATGTAGAAGGTCAGACAAAAGCATTATATTGTTCTATCCATAAAACGGAAGGAATGGTAAATGTAAAATCCACAACTTGTATTCACGAAGGATGTAAGACTATACCAATCTATAATGTAGAAGGTCAGACAAAAGCATTATATTGTTCTATCCATAAAACGGAAGGAATGGTAAATGTGATCTCCAAAACTTGTATTCACGAAGGATGTAAGACACGACCAATCTATAATGTAGAAGGTCAGACAAAAGCATTATATTGTTCTATCCATAAAACGGAAGGAATGGTAAATGTGATCTCCAAAACTTGTATTCACGAAGGATGTAAGACACGACCAATCTATAATGTAGAAGGTCAGACAAAAGCATTATATTGTTCTGTCCATAAAAAGGAAGGAATGGTAAATGTGAAAGACAAAACTTGCATTCACGAAGGGTGTAAGACACAACCAATCTATAATGTAGAAGGTCAGACAAAAGCATTATATTGTTCTATCCATAAAAAGGAAGGAATGGTAAATGTGAAAAACAAAACTTGTAAAAGCGAATGGTGTTCAACACGAGTTCAAGAAAAATACGATGGATATTGCCTATTTTGTTATATGCACTTGTTTCCAGACAAACCAGTATCGCGTAACTATAAAACCAAAGAATATGCA